AACGTGGGTCTACAAACCATCAAGAGAGCTTGCCCCAACCAAAGATCAGTTCGTTGGCCTCTTCGGTCAAGGAGCATTCGATCAAGTAAAACGTCCATCCAAACCAGAAAGGGACCTAATATGGCTCATCAAATAGACTTCATCGACTTCGGATCGTTCAAACACTGGGAGATCAGGCAATACTACGACCTCAACCCTGACCTCTCCATCCTCACCTACGCAGGCATGCTGGGCCTGACAGGTGGCGAACTCAAAGACATCCTCATGACAGATGGGTCAGCCATCGACAGAGAGGAAGAAAAGACAGCGCAACTAATGTTCGAGGAAGCAGACGAAACCTTCGGCGCAGATTACTAAACAAACAGGTGGTCCCAATCAGGGGCCACCGCATAACTCAAGAACTAAGATTGAGCGGCTAGTCGCCGCCTGCTTCAAAGAAAAGATATTGAGTGCTGCGCACACTCTATTTTTAAAAACCAACAGCACACGCTCCTTCGTCGCATGTGCTGTTGGTTTTAGTAGGCGGATTCCGCGCCGGAAGCCGCAAGACTTGGTTGGAAGCCGCAAGATTCCGATAACCGATCGACCATCCGAGGCCGAAGTGCCGAAAATAATTCATCAAAAGTACCGTATCGGCTGCAGCAACCGCTCTTGATGCCTGCATCAAGGGCCTCGGACCCATGACAACCGTCAAATAAAAGAAGCAACTTGGTACTGGGGTCTTTGACCAAGATGAAATTCAGACCGCCACGCGCCCAATATGCTGCATTCCACGCAACTTGGTTGGGCGTTAATTTTATCCGGTTACCGGAAGACACCTTTAACTCTACCCAAAAGGGTATTCCATTCCAGATTACATGTACATCGGGTATTCCCCCGCCATGCTTGTTCTCAATCCTTGTTGCGAACGTCTTTTTCGGCAGTGATTTCCTCATTGTATTCCAAAAGTTCGCCTCCGGTCCCTTGCTCATCGGTAACATCCTTGTATTCAGCTTCTATATCGAATGCTTGCGGGTACTTTTTCTGCAGATCAGTAAGCCGACCAACAATTTCATCGCGTGATAGTTGATCTATCGTGTTAACATTCTCCCTCCGGTCCACTGTCAAGCCCCCCAAAGCTGAGCGAATTTTTTCAGCGTTGATTGCTGCAGAATATTGACCGTCATCTTCTGCCCCGCGAGATAGCTTTGAGAGCCGTTCTAACTGCCCAATCATGGTCACGCCGTAACGCCGCGCTCTCTCCTCCCTAAGTTCCTTCACGCGCTCCACAACATGCGGGTAATCACGCCCGTTAAGCAGAACTGTCGCCTGCTTACTGGATAGCTGATAAGCATACCCCGACTTCCTTGCGCTATCAGTATTAGTATAGATGCCTTCAGCGACATGGTTGGCAAACGTTTCTTGCCGCGTTGTCAAAGTAGGGCGATGCTTGCCTGTTTCTCGTGCCATTTTGCTCCCTTTTCGGTGTAATCAATTTGTAATCATTGTAATCAATTTCACCAGAAAACGCCAACTAAAAGTAGTCGGGCGCAACCGGAGGGAGAGTACCGTGTCACAATTAAGGACTATTTCTAGGGGTTTTGTAATCATTGTAATCACCTTGTAATCACTCTGGGCTGGCTTAGTCCATGTTCTAAAAGGATAATTGTTAGGGTGATTACAAGATTACAAAGATTACAGGATTTTTTTTAGTTTTTTTTTTTTTTAAAAATATCTGGAAAAAGGTCTTTATGTACTCTTGTAATCAGTAACGTACTATGCCATATGAGTAGGGTATCATCATTTATGGAGGTTTAAGATGAGCAAGCAGCAAGAACTAATGAAGAATATCGCTGACAATGTTGTTGGCATGATGAAGGAGCACGGTGCGGATTGGGCCAAGCCGTGGCGCAAGGCGGTTGGAGCAACGGGTGAGCCGTTGAGTGCCAAGAAGCGTCATTACACTGGGATCAATCGTATGAACCTTGGTTTGGTAATCGCGTTGCAAGGTTATAGCTCTCCGGTCTTTGGCACATTCAAGCAGTGGAAGTCATTGGGTGCCAAGGTCAAGAAGGGATCGTCTGGCATTCCTGTAGTTTTTTACAGCCCGATTAAGATCAAGGACAAGAAGACCGACGAGGACAAGACGGTTCCGATGTTGAAGGCATTTTATGTGTTTAACGCGGATCAGGTTGAGGGTTGGAACGGTGATTGGATCAAGGACCAAGCTCCGGAGGATCAGGAGTGGGAAGACGCTATTGATGCTGATGCCTTGATAGAGGCTTGTGGAGCCACGCTTCATCACACTCAGGGCAATCGTGCTTATTACAATCGCGGGTCTGACAGTGTGACGGTTCCTTTGCGTTCACAATTCAAGGACGCAAGTGGGTATTATGGCACGGCGTTTCATGAGTTGGTTCATTGGACGGGTCACAAGTCTCGCTTGGACCGTGAGTTTGGCAATCGGTTTGGCGATGCCAAGTATGCGATGGAAGAGTTGGTTGCTGAGTTGGGCGCGGTTATGTTGTCGATCATTAGTAAGGTCGATGTTGATCCGGCCCCTGACCATGCCAAATATTTGAACTCTTGGATACGCATGTTGGGTGAGCATCCCAACGCCATCATCAAGGCAACGTCCGCCGCTCAGAAGGCATCTGAGTACATTTTGCAATCAACAAGTCAGGTCGCGCAAGCGGCCTGAGAGGGGGGAAATAACATGGCAATGATTACAGTTACAGGAACAATCACCATGCAAAGGACCAAGACTATTAAGATAAACATTTTGGCAAAGGACGTTAAAGAATGGTTGCGCGACAACTATGGCACCCCGTCTGAGCATGGCTATGAGTGGGATGAGGACCATATCTTGGTGGAATATTTGAATGACGTTGAGCCAACTGTCATGACCGAGGGTGAGGACGTTGAGACAAACGACACATACTACGGTGAATATGAACTTGAGAGCGCGGGGAGGATATAACATGTGGAAATTAACGTATGCGGTAGACAGTTTGGACCCTGATCCGATGGTCAAGAGTTTTGAAGAGTTTACTGAGCTGACAGAATGGTTGGATGAAGAGATATCTAGGCGCGTTCAATGGCGTGTGGATCATAGTTCTGAGTTTATATCTGACGAGGATTTTTCTGATTTCAGGGAAGCTGAAGCGGCCTTAGTTCGCATTGATGAAGGGACAGAGACATGAAGCAGCAAGATATATTCAACAAGGCATCGGCTCATTTAATGGGCATGGATGGACCGTCATTGGATGCGGACGGTGACGCTTGCGTGTACCGAGGGGAAGACGGTGGAGGTTGTTATAACGGTGAAATGTGCGCCGTTGGTTTGTTCATCGATGATGAGCATTATGACTGCGGATTTGAGGGGGCAAGCATTAATGACAGTCACGCGGTATCTAACGCCGTTGCGCAATCATGGGGCTTAGATGAGTTGAGCAGCAAGCAGCTTGCATTGCTTGATGATTTACAGGCCGCGCATGACCGAAGTTCGAGGCGCATCGGCTTATCCAAACGAATTGATTGGTCTAACATTATTAGGATATCTTTGGAGCGCGTTCGCATGAAGCATGGGTTGGAGGTCAGCGCATGACCCCTAAGTCACCGTATGATCGTGGCAGTGCGGACGCTTATTACAGGCGGCGTCCGGACCCACACTGGTATCCGGAGGGCAACGTCACGGGTCCAAGGATTACTGACATGACCGATGATCAGGTTGCGGATTACTATCGCGGCTATGAGCAGGAAGAGGACAGAAAGGAATGGGAATGAAGTACAAGGTTTGGTTACGTTATGGCACGAGAGGCCAAGACACGAGGGACATTTTTCGAGAGGTTGAGGCGTTGAGCGAGGGCCATGCTTTAATGTTGGTTCGGTCTATGACGCGGGATTATTCGAGGACGTTTGATAGTAACGTGTCTCCGGTTCAGGAGGCGGGTAATGACTAGGGTATGTGCTCATTACATTGTGGAAAGGTTAGTTGAGATATCCAAGAAGATTGAGGAGGACATTAAGTTAAACCCTGATGTTGATGTATTCTCTGATATTTTGGTCGAGGATTTACGACACGAGATTATTTTTAACATGGGCGTTGATGCCCACAATTCATGGAAGGAAGGAAAGAAATGAAAGCCAAGATCACGATCACACAGAGAATGCTTAACAAGAGCATCATCGACGCCAATAAGAGCGTTGTGGGTTTGTTCTTACGCAACTTGGTACACCGAGGTTACGTGAACATAGACAACGGTGCAAAGCAGATTGTTAGAGCGGTTTATGATGACGGGGATGGATACACTGAGACAGAGATCAGGCTGTATCGGCGTCCTCGTGGCGATAAGCTTCTATCAATCAAGGGCCTGTCAAAACGGGCCACGGCGGGGGATGTAGTAACGATTGAGTACGATGAGAAGATAGGGGCCGTGGTGCGAGTAGCAGCGGCAGTAGAAGAGACGGTGGAGGTAATTGAATGACCCCACAAGAGCGGCGAATACAATATCTGACCACAACGGCGGCGGAAAACAAACGCATGTTAGATCATAACGGCGGCAGTCAGAAGTACGGTCAGAAGCATACATCTGAAAGTTCGGGCAGGCAGAAGCGTCCGGAAACAGTTGCTTTGATTTCTTTGGTGGATGAGGGTGTTGGGGTACAGGAAGCCGCAAGAGCCGCAGGTTTAAGCCTGCGGCAAGCCCGAGACATTTTACGACGAAGGAGAGAATGATGGTAACCGTTATTACAGATAAGAGCGCGTGGTCTGAAGAAGAGTTTGAGGACTGTGTTGAGAGGTTCGGGGAGTTTCTGACGGAACTTCACGATGAGAAACGTGATCCGGACCTAATGGTTCCGGTCATGTTTGGGATATTGGTTGATATGATGATTGATGTTCACGGGCCGGAAGACGCTCGTGAGATGATGGGTATCAACGTAATAGCTCAGTGTAGAAAAGCGTCTGGTGACGCATCAACAATGCATTAGGAGGAACAATGCAACAATTAACTGGATTAATACAAAGTCACGAAGTTTATGTAGAGAACATCTTTCCACAAGGCCACGGTTTCGGGGTGACCACTGAGGGCGAGAGCGTTTTCTTTGACCCGATTTTTGTAAAAAAGCACCGCGTAGAGGAGGGGTTGATGGAGACGTATGTTGTTGTGGCAAACGCTCCGGACAAGAGAGCGAGAACCCCTTGGAGAGCCGTGGGTGTTAAGCCTATGAACGGTTCAACGGCGGACCCGATCCCTGTACAAGCATCTGTGAAAAAGGTTCCCACACCGGACGAGGTTGATCGTTTGGTGTTGGATGTAATGGGCGATACCCACGAGAACGTGCAGGACGATGCATGGTCGTGCGGAGAACTGGCCTATGAGTTGGAGTTAGACAGTCAGACGGTAAGTAATTCACTACATAGATTGTTTGCTCAGGGTAAGATTGTTAAGAACATTACGCACCAACGTCCGGGACTTTCTTCTAGAGGGTCGTTTATTCGGTGGTCGGTAGACGTTGGGGCTTTCTTTCCACCGTCGAAAGAAGTTTTAGAACTGGAGAAGACTATTGCAGAAGACTGATAAGAAATACGTGACCGTGACAATTCGGTCAGATGATTTGGAAATCCTTCGGAGGATCGCGGTGCGAGAGCGGAGGTCCATGCTGCAACAGTTATCGTTAATTATTAATAAGTTTGCTGACGAAGAATAGTTTTTTCTTCTATGAACGACAGAACGAGGCCTGATTTTATCGTCGGGCCTCGTTCCATTTGCCCTTCTTACCCGCGAGGGTTTGGGGCTTTTCTTTACTATAGCCCCGTATCTGTGTGACGTTGAGGGAGGATTTTTTTAACCCCCTCAGATACGCCCTTGCCACGTCCTCAGTCAAGCCTGTTTGTTCTGATAGGACCGTGGCCCCAGTGTCGAGGGTCCGCAACCCTTTTTTAAAGTCCACCATTGTTTCGATGATGTCCTCGTGGGTTGCGGGTTTCTTTACACGGTTAGCCATTCTCTTGCTTGTTCCCCTAGAACCGCTGCACCTATGTTGATTTTGTTTCTCAAAGCTTTGACGATCTTTTCATCAATTGTTTTCTCTGTGATTAGATCAACGTATGTCACTGGGTTATGTTGCCCGATGCGGTGAGCGCGGTCCTCTGATTGTATTCTAGTTTCGAGGTTGAAGTCATTAGCATAGTAGACCACGAGGTTTGCTTCAGTCAATGTCAGACCGTACCCTGCAGTTGCGGGGTTACCAACAAAGAACCTAAGTTCATCCCCGTTTTGAAAGTCTTTGACGATCTGGCTTCGTTTATCATCGGATGTATCCCCGAAGTATGCAGCGGCACATCCCTCACCAAACCGTTTGTTTAATGCCTCGGTAATTGTTTTTATGTCGTGCCGAAACCGTGACCAGATTATGGCTTTGCCTTGGTGTTCTTCTATTATTTCAAGCAGCGCATCCAGTCTGGTTGAGGGGAACGTAAGCATTTCACCCTCGTCTGTCTTGAGATGACCGGACATAACTTGCTGCATGCGTAGGAGTTGGGTGATTACAGCGGGGGCCGTTGTCATTTCACCATCCTCGAACATCACCATAGCATTGGTCCGAAGTCCTTCATACATTCGGCGTTGCTCCGGTGTCATAGATACATTTCGATAGGTGTATATCTTTTCGGGCAAGTCGAGGCAGTCTTTCTTTAGCACCCGAAAGGAGAACGAATCTATTCTGTCGGTGAGTTCGTCTATGTTTTTGTATCCCAGTATTTGAGTGAAGGCAGTGGCCCCCATCTTTACCTTTTGCATAACGGCGTATCGACTTTGAAAGGCCCAGAATGATTCGAAGCCCATGATTCCGGAGCGTAGAAACTCTGCTTGCGCCCAGATATCCATCGGGCTTTTGGTGACGGGTGATCCGGTGAGCAGCCGCCTGTATCTAAAGTTCTGCGCAATCTTGAGCAGGGCCTTGGTTCGTTTGGCCTTGGGGTTTTTGATCGTGGTGCTTTCATCCACGGCTATCATACCACGAGACCCGTATCGTTTAGCAAACCATTCCCCTGCGCTCCGGCCTTTGAGGGAACTGAAAGCTTCAACGTTCATAACGAAGATTGTCAGGCCCTCGAAGGGTTCTTGAACCGCCCTCATTTCTTCTTGCTGTTTTTTGTTTCCCCCTGCAACCCAGCGGATTACACGGTAGTACACATTGTCAGACATGTGCTCCGGTATTTCTTTCTCCACCCAGTTTCGATACACGCCCTTGGGTGCGATGACCAAGGCGAAATCTATGTCATGCCTAAGATATAGCATGCCCATATTATCTATAAGAACCTTAGATTTTCCGGTCCCCATCTCCATGAAGTAACCAAACTCAGGGCGCAACAGCCCCTCCTCCAACGCATCCCTTTGATGGTCGAACGGATTTTTTTTAAAATTGTACTTGAAGTCCATACCAGTTTCCCTTATTGTCTATTTTACGGATTGTTTATTATTCTACAGATAATAATCTGACCCGTCAACTACAACCCTGAAGAGGATCAACTTATGAACGATATTTTTGATGACATGTTTGACGAAGGCCAAGCGTTGGCTGGAGTTGATACAGACACTGGGAAAAACCTCAGTGATTTAGTGCGTAGCATGCGCGGTATTGAAACGGAGATTGCCGATATCGAAGCGCATCTAAAAGCACTCAAGGCTGAGAAGCACAAACTATCAGTCGAACAAATACCATCACTCATGGATGAGATGGGCGTTGAGCGTCTTGATGTAGACGGCTTGACTGTGCAGCGTAAGATGATGGTGCATGCCAGTATCCCCGTTGCGCGGAGAGAAGAAGCATTTACTTGGCTTCGGGAGCAGGGGCTAGATGACATTATAAAGAACGATGTGATCTGCACCTTTGGCAAGGGGCAAGACAACATGGCGAAAGATGTTGTTGGCATCCTGAGTGAACGTGGTTTTGAACCCAATACCAAGACCCACGTTCATCCCTCAACGTTGAAAGCGTTTATCAAAGAGCGTGTGACGGACGGGAAGCCTATCGACCTCGATATGTTTGGGGCATTCATCGCAAACGCTGCAGAAATTCGGAGGAAAGTATAATGGGGGCTGTTAAACAGATGCTCATTGAGCAGATGGAAAAAGACGGTGAGGAATACACCGATGAGCAGGGCGGCTTCATGGACAATGACGAGCCAGAGTTCGATGAGGACCAAGCCATTGAAAATCAGATGATTAAGAGGGCAGAAGACGCTTTTGAAGATCGGGAAATTGAACACCAGATCAAAGAGCAGGAGAAGAAAAATGGGTAACGCGGTAGCAAATAAAAAAAGTGCAGAGTTAAGCACAGACGTAATGGACGATATCTTTGCCACAGCGGGGGAAGGTGCATCGTTTGACAGTAGCGAGATGCAGATACCGTTTGTCCGGTTGCTTCAGGCTATGTCTCCACAGTTAAACAAGCGCAACGCGGAGCACATTGAAGGCTCTCAGCAGGGTGATGCGTTTAACAATGTGACATTCCAGATATGGGAGGGCGAGAAAGGTATACAGGTTATTCCCTGCTATCAGTGTACCAAATACCTAGAGTTCGTGCCGCGTGACTTGGGAGGCGGGTTCAAAGGAGAGATTGCCGCCACTGATCCGGTACTGACCAAGACAACACGGTCAGGCTCCAAGGAGATGCTACCCAACGGCAATGAACTGGTGAAATCTGACCAACACTTTGTGTTGATTGTCGAGGAAGACGGTTCTTATCAACCTGCGGTAGTAGATATGAAATCCACTGCCCTTAAAGTAAGCCGCCGTTGGAAAACACAGATCGCCATGCAGAAAGTCAAGCATCCTAAGACGGGTGCGATGGTTACTCCTGCGGTCTTTGCCACGATCTGGCGTCTCCGATCTGTTGAGGAGAGCAATGATCAGGGTACATGGAACAACTGGGCTATTGAAAAGGTCGGGTTGGTCAAAGAGAAAGACCAGTTGCAAGAAGCCATGCTGTTTAGGCGGTCGGTTGCAGCGGGTGAGGTTAAAGCAGCATCAGAGGTTGAAACCTCCAAGCCAGCCTCTGCAGAACGGAATGACGAAATCCCGTTTTAATCTGCTTTAGGGGGGCGCGGGTCAGGTTTCGCACTGCGAGGCTCCCCCCACTTTCTCAGGGATTATTGTAATGACACAAGCTAGTAGGATGCTGGCTATCTTCGCTGGTTCGCGGATAGCATATGGCTCTACAAAAATAAAACGTGTGGGCCGGAACGGTAAAACGGAAGCCGACAGTTGGATTGTGCGTGATCCTCTGACCGAGGAAGCTATGCAAAAACATTTGGATGGATCGTTAGGTGTTGGGTCCATACCGATAGACGAGGAGAATGCCTGCCGTTTCGGGTGCATTGACATTGATGTTTACGATCTGGATCACAAGCAGCTTCAGCAAAAGATTACGCAATTAAAGTTCCCGTTGTCTCACTGCCGTTCTAAGTCTGGCGGAGCGCACCTCTATCTGTTTCTTAATCAGAAAGAGTCGGCGGCGGTGGTTCGAGAGTTCCTGACCGAGATGTCTATTGCTTTGGGGTTCTCAGGTTCAGAGATTTTCCCCAAGCAAGACACAATATTATCGGATCAGGGAGACGTGGGTAACTTTATTAACCTGCCGTACTTCAAGGCGGATGAGACGCTTCGGTACTGCTTTGATAGCAACGTCGAAGCGTTTGAGTTGGATGATTTTTTAGATCATGCGGAGAAGACCGAGACCACGCTAGATGATCTGGAAGCTTTAAGACTTGGGGGCAAGGAAGAGTTCTTTGATGGACCGCCATGCCTACAGCACATCTGTTCGCAGGGTGCAATCTCAAGTGATAGAAACTCCACGCTGTTCAACTGTGGAGTGTACTGCCGTAAGAAGTGGGCGGATGATTGGGTCGAGAAGCTAGAAGAGATGAACCGAAACCTTACGGCCTCTCCGCTTCCTGCTTCTGAGATATCTGCGCTGCAGAAATCGGTGGGCAAGAAGGATTATTTCTACACCTGTAAGCAAGAGCCTATCAAAAGCTACTGTGATCCGGACGTATGCCGCACCAGAAAGTACGGTGTGGGTGATGACGTACCGGACGCGCCAAAGCTAGGTGGTCTTGTGACCATGTTGTCGGAGCCAAGGCTACACTTCTTGGACGTTACAGGGCGGCGGGTGCAGCTATCAACGGAGCAGCTACAAAACCAGACGCTGTTTCAACGGGCATGCATGGATCAGCTAAGTGTTATGCCTCCTACCATGCGTCCGGCAAGGTGGCAGATGCTTATCTCTGCGCTCATGACAAACTCTACACGGATAGAGGTGCCGGAAGAACTGACCTACTCAGGCCAGTTTAAAGATCACCTACGCATGTACTGCACCAGTAGGATACGGGCCGTGCAAGCGGAGGAGATAACACATGGGAAGCCGTGGACCGAGGGCGGGTTTACCTCGTTCATGATCTCGGGTCTCATGGATTATTTGCACAATCGTAACTTCAGTCAGTACACAAGAGCCGAGGTTACGGAAGCATTAAAGAAGCTGAACGGGGGCAAGGACGCCGAGTATGTCCTGAACTATCGCAAGGCTGACGGGAAGAGAACAACGGCGCGTGTCTGGCGTGTGCCTGCGTTCGAGGAAACGGATGTAGAACTAGATGTAAAGGAGATTCCAAATGACATCCCCTTCTAACCGTTTGTTAAGGGTGTCCGAGGTCGCAAAGCTTTTGGGAGTATCGACCTCAACGCTCTACAAGTGGGTGAAACAGGGCCAATTTCCACGGCCCATAATGCTTGGACCGATGAAACCCAAGCAGCGACAGACCAAGCGTTGGGTTCTGAGCGAAGTGGAACAATGGGTAAACGAAAGGGCTAGGGAAGATGATTACGAATAGTGAACTGATACTGGGACCGCCCGGAACTGGGAAAACACACACGTTGATGGAGCGGGTGAACGATTACTTTGAGGAGGGCGGTGCGCCTCATAGGTTTGCGTTTGTTTCATTCACTCGCAAGTCCATTCAGGAGGCTATGGAACGGGCTTGCCTGAAGTTTAATCTCAAGCCTAAAGAGTTGCCACACTGCAGGACGTTGCATGCCACGGCGTTCCACGGTCTTGGGCTACAGACCTCCGATGTTATGGGGGCTGATGATTACAGGAAGCTGTCAGGTCTCCTACGTCTTGACCTACTGGCGAGAGACGGGGTTGATGCAGCGGACGGGTTAATCAAGACAACACTATCAGGGTCAGGTGCTCAGTACCTAAACATAATCGACCGAGCGAGGTCTCGTCTGCTCTCTCTTGAAGAGGAGTTCAACGACTCGGGAAACTATGGCCTAGCATTTTCCAAGCTGGTGAATGTGGAAGCCACGCTGACTAAGTACAAGACGCAGGAAGCAAAGCTAGATTTCGGGGATTTTATTTCACGGTATGTGGAGATTGTTAATCCTCCGGAGCTAGACGTATTGATTGTGGACGAGGCTCAAGATTTAACGCCGTCACAGTGGCAGATGGTTGCGAAGATGTCCGAGAGCGCTACGCGAACTATCATTGCGGGAGATGACGATCAGGCTATCCATGAGTGGACGGGTGTAAAGGTAGAAGACTTTCTGAGTTGCTCGGACAAAAGGGTTGTATTGAGCCAGTCCTACAGGATGCCGCAGGCTGTTCACAATCTGTCTCAGATGATTGTAAAGCGGATAGATAACCGCATTGTAAAAGAGTTTGAGCCAACGGACAGAGAAGGCTCCATTCGATACCATGTAAACATTGAGACGGTGCCCTTGGACACAGGTTCGTGGACCTTGATGGCTCGTACTAATTCCTATGCATGGGAGTTGGCAAAGCAGGTTCGAGCATATGGATACCTGTATAGTTTTCGAGGACGGGGAAGCGTAAGCGAAGCGGTTGCCGATGGCCTAGACGTATGGCGGAAGCTGCAAGCTGGGGAGCGTGTTGGTCTTGCGAGGATCAAGGACCTATACAAGAACGTCCCGAAGATGGGGGACTATCGGGTGGTCAAGCGGGGAGCGGTTGGTTTGTTGGAAGCTGCAGCGGATGACGCGATGCTTTCTTACGATGATCTTGTCTCGGAGTTTGGCATGGTCGCTCCGCTAAATCGTCCGGCTTCGGACGTAATGAACCTTGGCAACGAGGACAGGCTATACATAGAGTCGCTTGAGGCACGGGGGGAGAACATCTCTGATACACCTCGTATTAAAATCTCAACCATCCACGCGATGAAGGGCGGGGAGGACGAGAACTGCATGGTGTATTTGGGTTCAACGAAGGCGTGTGAGGAGTCCAAGAACCCAGACGCGGAGCATCGGGTGTTTTATGTTGCGGTGACTAGGACCAAAGAGAACCTGCACATTCTGGAATCCGACAAGCGGTACAGGTACAAGCTATGAAAAGAGATGAGGTGCTAGACAAAGCCAAGTCTCTGATCTCTGGTGACAGGCAGGAGGACTACGGGGATGCAACACAATCGTTCATGGCGATTGCGGGTGGGTGGAACATCATTGTTTCTAGGGCAATTAAACAGAACGGGAAGTTTGCACCTCTTAGTGCCGCGCATGTAGCGTTAATGATGGA